GAGTGGCTCAAGGAGGAGCGTCATGCACTCAGCAAAAAGATGATGGGACAGCTTCAGGCAGCAGTGCGAGACCCGGCGCCTACGCCACGTCCAAAATCTGATGGAAAAATTTCAAGCGGGATCACGAACACAGGGATGGGTTTCCAGATGTGGCGGGATTCCGAAGGACGCGACTATGCGTATTTTCCAGACCACCCAATCAACGATCAGATCAAGCAGCGTGGTTCTGGTTTTGAAAAATCTCCAGACGAAGGGAGGAAATTTGGGCGAGCTTTCCGAGATGGTTGAGGCACTCAAGCAGAACACAGAGCAGGTCAGGAAGCTCAACGAACTACTGGCTCCAGAACTCAAGCGCAGCGAGATCTTGCGGGATTCACGGAAGCGTCAGGAAATCCTGCGTGACTGCATCAGTTCAGACTTGGCGAGGATTCGAGCAGATGATGCCAAACGATGTCCCCCGCTTTCGGCGGAGAGCGGGGACCAGTATCGCTCGTAGCGATGCTGCGGAGCGTGGTTGGCAGGTATGCCAGTGGGATCCGCGCTCCGGATTCACAACCAAACTAACCAGAGAGGTGCAATGTTTAACCGAAAAAAAGAGCGAATAAGGAAATCGACTTCAGTTGGAGTCCCAAGCGAGGCGATAGATGTTCTGAAGGAGTTTTTAGCGGCGCACGCAACTGATCCTACGGGACCGACGTGGTCTCTGGGACGCTTCATCTCGCAAGCAATCCACGAGAAAATCCTACGGGAAACAGAGGAGTATGTCGTTCCGGCGGAAGTGAGACCTGTGCTAAAGAGGGAAGACCGAGATTCTGAAGGAAACCCCTTGGACTGTGATTCTGAAGGATACCCCTTGGGTCTTTCTAAAGGCCGGGGATCAAACCCCGTCGAAGGAGGGTCAGAATGACTTTGATCGACTGCCTCGCAAAGGATCAGTGCCAGGGGAAACTAAAGAAAAAACGCTCGTGGTGGATAAAACTGCTGAAGCGCAGGAGGACCGATGGCACACGCCTCTGACCTGAAAAAACCGTGGTTTGAAATCATCGAAGGCATGTCCAACGAGGACTACCATGCACACCACGGGATCGGGAAATCTGGACTCGACCGAGTTCGCAGGAGCATTGCACACTACCAGCAGCGACCAACCGCGACACCGTCTGCACCGATGATCGAGGGCAGCGCGTTTCACTGCCGTGTGCTTGAACCAGAACACTGGGGAACGAGGTACGCGGTTGCTCCAGATCTGGATCGGCGCACCAAAGCAGGGAAGGCCGCGTGGGCAGAGTGCCAGGAAGAATCCAAAGGTTTGACCGTCTTGACCCCAGAGCAGGACGCCCGGATTGAGAAGATGACGCAGGCAATCGACAGACACCCCGTCTGGGAGAGCATCGGCTGGGGAGGTGGAGATGTTGAGGTCTCGGTCTTCTGGGAGGAGTTGCTCTACTCCCAAGCTGTCACCTGCAAGGCGCGTCCGGATTTTGTTTCTGCGGACAAGAACATCCTTGTGGATCTGAAATCAACTAGAGACGCAAGTCCAGAAGCCTTTGCAAAGTCGGTTGCAAACTTCAGATACCATATCCAAGCAGCGTGGTATTTACGCGGCTGGCGTGCTGCAACGCAGATTGATGCCGACTTTGTCTTCCTTGCCGTTGAGTCGTCTCCGCCTCACGAAGTAGCGTGTTACACGCTAGGAGAAGCAGAGCTGGCAGAAGGCTGGATGCAGGCGATGGATAGTTTGATAAAATTCGCAGCATGGAAGTCTGGGGAGCTTAAAGTCACTGGCTATCCTGCTGAAATTCAACAGCTGAATCTTCCTCGTTGGGCGTTTCAGGAGTGTAAATAACTGTGAGTCAACTGTGAGTCATGGGTTCTAAACAACCAAACTAAACAGGAGAAAATATGAGTGGTGAACTTACGAAAGGCGGATTGTCGGATCTGCTGCTGCGGATGCAACCGCAGATGAAAATGGCTCTGCCGGTACATGTGACCGCTGCACAAATCCAGCGGGTGGTCCTCACGGAAGTCAGCAAGAATCCATCGATCCTCAGATGTACGCAGACGAGCGTGTTGACGAGCGTGATGGAAGCGTGCCAACTCGGGTTGGTTCCGAATTCGACGCAAGGACTGGCTTATCTCGTCCCTTATGGCACGCGCTGCCAACTGATTCCGGGTTTTAGAGGATTGATCAAACTTGCGCTCCAGAGTGGGAAGGTTTCCAAGATCTGGGCGAAGGTTGTCCACGAGAAGGATCACCTCGAGTACGAGGAAGGACTGATTCCCAAACTCAAACACACACCCTATCTCGGAGGAGATCCAGGGATGTTCGTTGGAGCCTACGCAATTGCAAAGATGATCAACGATCCGGATCCACAGTTCGAGTACATGGGGAAGACTGCAATTGACACGATCCGCAGGAAGTCTGCGTCTGGAGGCAAGGGTCCGTGGGCTGATAATTACGAGGAGATGGCTAAGAAAACCGTGATCCGTAACCTCACGAAGCGCCTTCCCCTCGAGAGTGACCGTGTCACTATCGCAGCAGAGAAGGTCGAAGGAGGGATGTCCGGAATGGAGTACGATCTCGAGGTCAAGGATTTTGTCTATGTCGATGGAGATGACGACGTCCAGGATACTGCTGCTGCTCGCATCAATGCAGACATTGAGAAATCTGTGAAACTCAAAAAGGGAAAACCTGGGCCAAAACCAAAAGCACTGCTTGAGGTTGAGTCAAAGGGAGCGACCAAGTCGAATCTCTCTGGATTAGAGCTGGCACTGGAACAACTCAAAAGCAAACCGCAGGAGGATCTCAGAGATTTTTATATCCACAACGAAGTCCACTGGATGAACGAGCTGGGTCCAGATGCAATGGCAGAAATCGATGAGGTCTACAGCTCCAGACTTGAAGAACAGCAACTTGTCCAAGCTGACGTGCAGGGGGATGCTGAGAGCATCCCTGCGTCTTGACATGGGAATAACCCGCTCGTCCATGCTCGCCAATCCTCGTCGCAGGAGTTATTTGCGGCAAAAAGTGGTGGGTAACCAATACGTCTGTCGTCTCGGTCTTGTTTCTCCGCAGGCGGCAATCCCGAAGGCTACGGTGGCGAGCGGGTCTACTGATTCTCAAACTGGTCTATGAACAACTACTCAAAGAAACTTGAACAGCAGCAACTTGAGTTGAAGGCACACCGCGAGTCGTTTGCACGGTTGGTGAAAACCGTTGAGCGTAACGAGCGCGGCGGGAGGGCGTCAATCTCTCCGCATTCGAGGAAACTGATGGCAGAAGCTGTGCGTGTGGTTGCAGATGAGATTTCTATCCGGAAACATGCCAGGGTTGGGCAACCACTGAAGCAGTATCGTTTCCTCGAACACCACGGCGTCCTGCCGAAGGAGGCTGCTTATCTCTGCGTCAAAACTGCAATTGATCTCCTCAGTGTGAGGACAAGTGGACGGGAGCAAGGACATGCAGTCCTCTGCCGTAAAATCGGGGGTTTGGTCGAGGATCATGCTCGCATGTTGAGTTTCAAACGGCAGGAAGCATCGCTGCTACACTACGCGAAAGCTGCTCTCGGAAAGCTGAGTTCTCCCGGACGTGCCCGTCGTCGCAAACACTACCTTGCAGCAGAGAAAGCAGCAGGTCTTGCGTGGAAGGCGTGGCCTCTGAAACAAAAACAGGATCTTGGATTGTTCTTGATGCACTGCTTCAGGATTCGCACAGGTTTGGTAGACTTTCCGCTGCTGTTTCGCTATGGGAAGTCCTACAAGGTGACACAACTGACGGAGGGGGCTACGGCATGGATGATGGAGTTGCTCAAGGAAGAGGCTCAACATTGCTCCATCACCCCTCCTTGTGTCGCGCTGCCGAGAAAATGGGAGGGAGTTTTCGGTGGGGGGTATCACACGGAGGCACTCAGGTTTCCTGCAATTGCCCTGCACTCTTCTAAGTTCCTCAAAGATGCAGATGCCGTCAAACAGAGTGCAGAGTTCGATTGTCTCAATGTCTTGCAGGCAACTCGGTGGAGCGTCAACAGCCAAATCTCTGCGTTCATTCAGCAACTGCTGGAGGATGGAGTCGAGATCGCAGGAATTCCAGGTCCAGAAAAACCAGTTCCAGAGTATCCGTTTCCAGAAAAGATTCCAACTTCTGACCTGACTGAGGCACAAGCAGAGGTACTGCGACAGTATCGCTCGGCTGCACGGGGTATCCACGAATCCAACTCTGATAACCGCTCGATCCGCCTGCACTTGATCCGTTGTCTGCAAGCATGTCGCGAATTCTCTTCAAAAAAATTCTCCTACGTTTACTATTCGGACTTCAGGGGCAGGAAGTACAACGCCTATTCGCCGCTTTCTCCGCAGGGTCCAGACTTCTCGCGAGCATCTCTCCAGTTCGCTACTGCCCTACCAGTTGACAACGACGAAGCCGAGTTGATGCTGGCATCCCACGGTGCTGCTATGCATGGGCACGACAAAGTCTCTTTGCAGGATCGTTTGGTGTGGGTCAGAGAGAACGAAGATCGAATTGTGAGATGCTCAGAGGATCCCCTCTCGGAAATGTGGTGGAGCGAGGCAGACAAGCCCTTCCAGTTCCTTGCATTTGCACACGACTGGTCAGGGTATCTCAAAGCAGGACGTGGATACGAGTCGCGGCTGCCGGTGCAGATGGACGGAAGTAACAACGGACTCCAACACTTCAGTGCGCTGATGCTCGACCCTGTTGGTGCAGGACTCACCAATCTGACCCCGTTTCCAACTCCACAGGACGTCTACCAGGCAGTCGCAGACAAGGTGCAGACCCTCGTACAGGAAGACGCAGCAGCAGGAGATCTCATGGCAAGCGGTTGGCTCGACTGGGGGATCACAAGAAAACTTGTCAAACGTCCAGTGATGATTCTGCCCTACGGAGGAACCCCGTCTGCGATGCGACGATACGTCTGCGAGGTGATCGAGGATGGACTCTCTGCCGGAAAACCCTACCCGTGGATTACCAATAAACCACGACCAGACGGGTGGCGGGAGGCAGGCTATCTTGCAGCAAAGATCAACTTGGCAATTGGGTCAGTGATGCGCTGTGCGAATGACGTGATGGACTGGGTGAGGGGAGCAGCACGCACCTATGCTTCAGCACAACTCCCCCTGACTTGGGAGACTCCCTCGGGTTTCCGGGTTGCACAGAACTACCTCAAAGTCTCCTCACGAGTGTCCCAAACTATTCTGGACGGCAGCCTCGTTTCCCTGCGCTATCCGGAGGAGACAGACGAGATCATGTCACGACGTGCAGTCCAAGGATCCTCGCCAAATTACATCCACTCCCTGGATGCTGCACATCTCACGCACACGGTGCTGGCTGCTCAGGAGAGAGGAATCTCAGACATGATGGTGATCCACGACTGCTTTGCAGTCCATGCAACACATGCTGCTGCGCTCTCAACGATACTCAGGGAGCAGTTCGTGGATCTCCACACCCCACATCGGCTGCAAGAACTCAAGATGCAGTTTGAGAGATATGGGCCCACACTTCCTGATGTCCCAGAACGTGGAGATTTGGATATCTCAAGCGTACTCGACTCTGAATACCTGTTTGCATGAAACCAAGATTCGTTCCAAAAACAGAGGGCATGAACCGACTGGAGGCAGAGTATGCCCAGTTGCTTGGCCTGCTCAAACATGGAGGAGACATCCTCGACTGGCGCTATGAACCAATCAAACTGAGACTTGCACACACCACGTTCTACACACCAGATTTTCTTGTGATCCAAGCAGACGGATTTGAGTTCCATGAAACAAAAGGTTTTATGAGGGATGATGCCGCAGTCAAACTCAAGGTTGCTGCACAACTCTATCCGTGGTTCACCTTTGTTCTTGTCCAAAAATCCAAATCAGGATTCAGTTACAAAACCATCAAAACTGCATGACTACAAAATTCGAGCATGGCCCAAACTGGAAAGAGCGCGAGCAGACCAACCTCATTGTGATCCACTCCTCACTGACTCCTGCAACAAGAGACGACGGCATCGAATACCTGCGCTCCCGGCACATGCGGCAAGGCTGCATCGAGGTTGGCTACCACTTTGTCATCCGGCGTAACGGGGTGATCGAACAAGGACGTCCGCTCCATGCAACCGGCAGCCACTGCGGGGATCGTGATTTTGACAGCATCGGCATCTGCATGATTGGAGGAGGCGACAACAAACATAAGGCAAAAGGTCCAGACTACACCTCTGCACAGATGCGAACCTTAGCCTACGTCTGTCTCACACTGATCAGAATCTATCCTGAAGCAGAAGTCGTTGGACACAACCGCACCACCCCTTCAACTCGCTGCCCGGTTTTTAACGTCGCAGACTGGTGGGTTGAACTTTCTCTTAATCTTAAAACACTGAATCATGCAGAACATCCTTACAATTTTCCTTTAAAATAAGTTAGTTACCCCCTGCTCTCCCACTCGCTAAGAAAGGTATTTTTTGTATGGACATAACCAGAAAAAGCATGTTAGAATGGGGAATTAGCGACGATCTTCTCAAAGAATTGCGGAAGATTTTCCCCGATAAATGTCCAGCCTTGGGAGTACGTCAAGAGGAAGTTTGGTATTGTGCAGGACAAGCCTCTGTCGTTAAAAAACTAGAACTCATGCAGAAGGAGTGAATCATGGGAGTGGAAACTTACGCGGCAATCGCAGCAATCTCTGCGCTTTATGGTGCAAAAACGCAAGCGGACTCGGCTTACGATCAACAGAAAAATGCAGACGATGTAGCATATAAGCAGAAACAACAAATAGCTGCTCAGAACGCACGGAACGCAGAGCAGGATGTGCTGGCACGCAACGAAATGGAAGCAGGACTGGAGGACGAGTCTGGAGGACCGCGTCTCAGGTCTGTAGCACAGGGGCAGGGAGGCAGGCGCGTCCGCAGGGACACCCTCACTCAAAAAGGTTTGGGAATCCCCACACAGGGCAAGCAAGGACTGCAAACAGGCTATGCCGGAAATGTCTGACTCCCGGAGCGCAAAGGACCGCTACGAACACGCAACCGCAGAGAGACTTCCCTACCTGACTCGGGCAAGGAAATGTGCGGAACTCACCATTCCGTCACTCTACCCGCAAGAGGGTGCGACCTCGTCAACCACCTTCCCAACTCCTTACCAAAGCCTTGGCGCACGGGGGGTGAACCACCTCTCTGCAAAGCTTCTCCTCACCCTGCTGCCGCCTAATGCCCCCTTCTTCCGGCTGGCAATGGATTCTTCGACACGAGCTGAGGTGGCTCCTGACTCGACCAAAGGGGACGTGGACCTTGCAATGTCTCGTGCAGAGAAAGCGATCATGCGAGAGATCGACTCTGCTGCAACACGGGTGCAGGCATTTGAAGCAATTAAACACCTCATCGTCTCTGGGAATGTCCTGATCTGCTGGCCGGATCCTGCAAAGGGCAGGGTGCGTGTCTATCCGCTGGATCGATACGTTGTCCTCCGGGATTTCGAGGGGGCAGTGCAGGACATCATCATCAAGGAAACGGTTTCTCCACTGATGCTTCCGGAGCGTGCTAGATCCTTGATTGCACAGGACAAGAATAAGACGTCTGACTCTGAGCGTGAGATTGACATCTACACATGCGTCCGCAGAGGAGAGCAAGGGTGGACGGTGTTCCAGGAAATCGAAGACCAGATGGTTCCAGGGTCTCAGGGAGTCTATCCCAATGACCGGACCCTCCCGTGGCTGCCGCTGATTTTTGATTCTGTTGATGGCTCAGACTACGGACGCGGACACATCGAGCAGTACTACGGAGATCTCAGAAGTTTGGAGACTCTGACTCAGGCTATTGTCGAGGGATCTGCTGCCGCAGCACGAGTGCTGTTTCTTGTGACTCCAAATGGATTCACGTCTGAGCAGGATCTTGCAGAGACTCCAAATGGTGGTATCATCACAGGAAACGAGCAGGATGTTGGCGTCCTTCAGATGCAAAAACACAATGATTTCAGTGTTGCAAAGGATACAATCGCCAGCATCACAGAGAGACTCTCCTACTCATTTCTTCTCAACTCTGCAATCCGCAGGGATGCAGAACGAGTCACCGCAGAGGAGATCCGCTACATGGCACAGGAACTCGAAAGTTCTCTTGGCGGAGTCTACTCCTTGCTTTCAAACAGTTTCCAGTTGCCACTTGTGAGGATCATCCTCGACAAACTCGAGGCAAAAGGAGAACTCCCGCCGATGCCAGCGGAGATGGTGCAGCCACAGATCGTCACTGGACTCGAAGGTTTGGGACGTGGAGACGACCTCAATCGACTCTCAGAGTTCTTGCAGGATATCCAACTGCTCTCCCAGGCAGAGGGGATCAGGGCTGAGATGAATGTTGGCGAGATCATCAATCGACTCGGCGCTGCACGCGGAATTGAAATCCACGGACTGGTCAAGTCAGACGAGGAGAAAGCACAGGAGCAGGAAGCAGCACAAAAGCAAATGAAGGAGCAGCAGTTCCATGAACTCCTCAAAACCGCTAGTCCTGAGATCATCAAACAGTTTGGACCCATGTTCATGGGTGGGCAGCAGCAGCAGCAGCAGCAGCCTGGTGGTCCTCCAACTCTCAATCAAGGATAAGTTACATGCCAGCAGTTGACACCCATGACGCGCCAGCACCTGAATCCCAGGAATACCTCGACGGGATGGCAGCAAAGACAGACGCGGAGCAAAGACTTCCAGAGGAAACCAAAGGATATCCAGAGACCAACGGAGAAGACCGACCGGAATGGTTGCCAGAAAAATTTAAGAGTGCAGAGGACATGGCAAAAGCCTACTCTTCGCTCGAGTCAAAGCTTGGATCCAAAACCTCTGATGAAGAAACACCAGCAGACCCCCAGCAGACCCCCTCTGTTGAAGAGGCGCAGGCAATGCTATCCGACAAGGGGTTGGACTACTCAAAATATGAACGAGAGTTTGTCGATCAAGGTGGACTCTCAGAAGACAGTTTGAAAGAACTCACTGACCAAGGACTCTCGCGGGAGTTGGTCGATGGGTTCGTTAAGGGCCAGCAAAGTCTGGTAGAACAATCGAGACGAGATGCATTCGACGTTGCAGGAGGAGAAGAGGAGTATGGTCAGATGATGGACTGGGCAACAAAAACCCTCAGCGAAACCGAAGTCGAGCAGTATAACTCGATGCTTGGAGTCAATGCAGAAAACAACCGTTTTGCAACCCGGTCCCTTGCCGCCCTCTGGCGTCAGGAGACTGGATTTGCTCCGTCTCTCATTCAAGGCCGAGGCAACCCCTCCCCTTCCGGGTATCAGTCGTGGGCACAGGTTTCCGAGGCAATGCGCGATCCAAGGTATCAGAATGACTCTGCATATCGAAGGAACGTGGAACAACGAGTGGGGCAAAGTTCGTCACTCGACAATTAACGGAAAATCCTAATCCCCTAATCCCACCGTTAGAATCCCCTGACCCGTTGCGGCGGACAATCTTGGGCGACTGAGTGTGAGAGCAAGGGACGGTATTACACCGTCACTTATCACATAAAGAACCCAAAATGACTACTGCTGTTCCCTCCCGAATGGGACAACTTAACGGGGCTGGCGTTGCACAAGTCCAGTTTCTAAAGGTTTTCGCAGGCGAGGTCTTGACCACGTTTGACGAAACCAATCTGATGAAACCCCTGCACATGACCCGGACTATTTCGTCTGGTAAAAGTGCATCATTTCCGGTGGTCGGCACTGCCGCCGCCGAGTATCATGTGCCCGGAGTCGAAATTCTGGGTGTAGCGCAAAAACACGCCGAGCAAGTCGTGGTGATTGATGGATTGCTGATCTCTCATGTCTTCATTTCCAATCTGGATGAGGCGATGAATCACTATGATGTCCGGGGTCCATACGCGCACAATCTTGGACAGGCACTTGCCAACAGGTTTGACAGGAACTGTCTGGTCCAAGCGTACAACGGTGGTTTTCAGACCACGACCATCACAAGTGGAAAGCCTGCTGCTGCGAATCAGATTGTTCTGGCGGCAGACACCGATGACCTAGTTGGCGACACTCTTACTTCGCACATTATGACGATGGCGAGGATGATGGATCAAAATGACGTTCCGGCGAATGACCGCTACGTTGTATTTGACCCGATTCAGTATTATAAGATTGTCGAAGGGACCAAGGCACTCAATCGCGATTGGGGTGGTTCTGGCTCGTTTGCAGAAGGAGAAGTGCTGCGGATTGCAGGGATTAACGTCCTCAAATCCAATCACCTTCCGGCAGTGGCAAACGATACCGTAGCGGACACAGGGATCATTTCAGGAAACATCTATACCGGTGATTTCAGGAAGTTCCTTGCCGTTGGATTTCACAAATCCGCAATCGGAACCGTGCAGTTGATGGGTCTCAAGGTTGAGGCAGAGTATGACATCCGCAGGCAGGGTCATCTGATGGTTGCAAAGTATGCTCTTGGTACAAAGTGGCTCCGTCCGGAGTCGTGCTACCAGATCAACTACGCGACCAACCAAGCAAGCCGCGCCTAATCGGGCTTCACGCGGGGGTGCAATGCCCCCGCATCTCTTACTTTACATTGGAGAATCATGGCGATTCCACAGGTTACAAATCCAAAGCTGGAGGCAGTCAACATCATGCTCTCTTGCATCGGAGAGTCTCCAGTGAACTCCTTGGTGTCTGGACTTGCGGATGCAGAGGCAGCAGAACTGATCCTCAACCGGGTCAGCAAGGAAGCTCAAACGGAGGGCTGGCATTTCAACACAAGGATCACTTACACCCTGCCGGTTGACGAAGCCAATCAAATCCCAGTTCCTGTGAACACCCTACGGCTCAATCTTGCAGACACCAGCAGGGGTTATCCTCTCACACAGCGCGGCAGTTTCATCTACGATTACGAGGAGAATTCCTACATCGTTGGAGTCAAGTATCCAACCGTCAAAGTGGACTTGGTGGAACAGCTTGGTTTCAATGAGGATGCTGCTGCACGAGAGGCAATTCCAGAATACATGCGGCGCTACATCTCAATTCGTGCTGCACGAGTCTTCATCTCAAGACATCTTGGTTCAGAGAACATCTACGGATTCACGGAGAAGGACGAAGCCATTGCTCGCGGAGAGTTGAAACAAGCAGAATCCCGAGCGCAGCAGTTCTCCATCTTTGATCACCACACCAAGGGGGCTAACGCACTCTACACCTCCTACAACCGTCTCATCTGAATGCCCTTCATCAGCGATTCGTGGCCCAATTTTGCAGATGGGATCTCACAGCAACCTGTGCTGTTGAGGACACCAACGCAGGGAGACGAGCAGATCAACGGATTGAGCGACCCCGCACTGGGATTGAGCAAACGTCCCTGCACGGAGCATCTTGCAAAAATCGGTGACTACGCAACCCCGAATCTCTTTGGAACCACCATCACACGGTCTGCAACTGAAGCGTACTTTCTCCTAATTGCAGCAAACTCGGTTCCAACCCTCAATGACACCACGTCCGGTGCAAGCGTAGCAGTCAACGTCACAGAGGCAACAGATCACGAGATCTTAACGATTACCTTCTCCACAACCACTGCAACTGTCACCACTGCATCGGCACATGGACTCAGCAGTTTAGACAAGGTGCAGATCAACAGTGCAGAAGTCACTGCCGGGACCAATACCTACAACGGACCTTTCACGATTACTTACACAGGAGCCACGACCTTCACCTACCCGATAGTAGAGCCTTCAGTTGCTGCATCAGGAAGTCCAACCTTTGCACAGATTTTTGAATCCACAATGTCAGGGGCGGAACTGGTCTCCTACAACGCCATTGTTGATTACCTCAAGGTTGCAGACCCGCAGACCAATCTGAGATCCGTCAGCATCGCAGATGAAACCTACCTGCTCAACAAGTCCACCACTGTAGCAAAGACCACCACTCTCACAACGAACCGCGACTACAAGGAAGGCGTAGTTCATGTCAAGGTTGGCGCATTTGGAACCACCTACACGATCACCCTTCAGGCCACTGATTTCGCGCACTCAACCTCAGAAAGCGGCACAGACGTCTCTGAGCTTGTAACCCGAAACACCGCAATCACAGACTCACTTGTCACGGCACTCAACAACGGAGTAGCGGCAACCTACAATCAGGATTCTAACCAAGAGACGAGCTTCAGCGCGACCTCTGGGGGTTCTGCCATCACCCCAACAATCACAGTCCGACACCGCAAAGGTGAGTCGGTGATCCACTTCAAGAGTGCAACTCTTACGGACACCTTCACTCTCGAGGGCAAAGACTCCAGGGATTACGGACACATGATGTCGTTCCAGGGATCAGTTGGAGACTTTGCAAAACTTCCAACCAAGGGACCAACGACAATCGACGGCTGGGAGATCAAGGTTTCAGGAGATTTTGCCAAGGATCAGGATGACTACTATGTCAGTGCAGTCAGAAACGCATCAACTGGAGAAGTGACCTACACTGAGTCTGCAAAGGATAACGAGAAGCATCAGTTCAACGCAACCACCCTGCCAAGACGTCTGGTCCGGAACTCGGATGGAAGTTACTCTCTCAAGGAAACGGCCTGGACTGCAAGAGTCTCTGGAGATGACACAACCAATCCGTATCCCAAGTTTGCAGGAAACACCATTGCAGACATCTTCTATCACCAGTCCCGTCTAGGATTCCTCTCAGGAGAGACTCTGCATCTCTCAGAGACCAACGAATACGGTAATTTCTTTCTGACAACAGTCCTCACTCCACTTGCGACTGCTCCCATAGAACTGAGTAGTGCAGGTACAGAAATCTCAGTGTTGGAATACGCACTCCCGTACTCCGAATCTCTGTTGATGTTCTCAAAGCTCAACCAACCGGTGCTACGCGCTCCAGACGTCTTGACTGCAAGCTCTGCTGCACTCAGGATTTCAACGAGATTCGAGGCATCTCTGAAAGCAAAACCTGCATCCTCTGGAAGGTTCATCTTCTTTGCAGAAAAAAGAGGCTCGCACTGCGGGATCCGAGAGTACTTCACGGACTCGAACACGAATACAATGGATGCTGCACAGATCACGATGCATGTTCCAAAGTACATTGCAGGAGAAGCAGTGCAACTCCTGGCATCCTCGAACTCCGATATCCTTTGTATCCGCACCGACGATGCTGATTCTGAGGAAACCGTCTGGGTGTATCGATACACCTGGCTAGGAGCGCAGAAAGCACAGGCATCCTGGTCAAAGTGGACCTTCGATGGCAAGGTCAGGGCAATGGGATTCGTGGAGTCTGATCTCCTTCTCATTCTGGAGCGTGGATCCAAGAGTTATCTTGAACGTCTGCATCTTGGAAGGGATTCTGCTGCATCTGAGAACGACATGTCCTCTGCAATGCATCTCGACCGGAGGGTGAAACTCACCAGTGACTCGTCCTTTGATACCTTCCACTCTTCCTACTATCAAGACGCAGGCACTGGCGTGGCAGCTACTGTCACCAATTGTGTTTCTCTCACCAACGTCACAACCTGCACCACAACAGCAGCTCATGGAGTGATTGTAGGAAACGCAGTTACAATTGCAGGAAACTCGGTTGCTGCACACAACGCCACCCACCTTGTTACTGAGATTCCTTCCACCACCACCTTCAAGTACGCACTCACAACGGCAGACGCAACAGGAACAGGAGGAACTTCTACTCTTCAAAACTCAACCCTCATCTACATCGACAAAGCAGGAGACGCAAAGACTGCAACAGAGGTTGGGGCACTCACTCTCTCAGCTTCAGTCCCAATCTGGGTGGGCATTCCCTACGAGTTTAAATACAGGATCTCAGAACCAGTGGTTCGTCTCAAACAAAACGAGGCAGCAACGACTTCAGGACGTATCCAACTCCGGACCATGAGTGTCAACTATGCAGACTCTGGATATTTCCGGGTGCAGATCAAACCCCAGGGGCACGATGTGACTGTAGCTGGAGTCACCATGCGGGACGTTGCCACCCATACCTTCAATGGAAGAATCGTTGGAGCCGCAGCAAACGTAACCGATACCACTCCAATCCTCTCTGGAACCTTCCGATTCCCAGTGTACTCGATTTCAACTGGAGTCCAAGTGGAGATCACCTCCTCAGAGTGGATGCCCTGTTCGTTTCAAGGCGGAGAGTGGGAAGCACAGTATTACACAAGATCAGGAAGGATTAAGTAATGGGGATCGAGTCGGGCGGTAGCGGATACCTTGGAGCCGGTGTCGCAGGAGCGCAGGTTCTCGCTTCAGAGTATTCTTGGGCGTCGGCAAACCGGATTGCAGGAGAGCGCAAGAAACTGGAGATTGAGCAGATCAATGACCAGCGTGAGCGTGCAGGAAAAGATGCAGCGCGTCGTTCAGAAGAAATGCAGATCCGCAGGGAGCAGGAACGTCAGATCACCGCAGCATCCTCTCTGGCACTTGTCAAGAAGGAGATGCAAGAACAGGCAGCCGCAGAGGCATCCGCAGAATATCGAGGAGTCGAAGGAGGCTCTGTGGAGGCATTCAAACTCCAACTCACAAGAGAGAACCTTGCAGCAATGCAGCAAGTATCCGGCAACTTCAATGATCTCAAGAACCACATCTCCCAGATGATCTCAGATAACTGGAATTCCTTGGAGGACACCCGCGAGTCCCTCGATCTTGCAGAAGAGGTTGCAGAAATCAAACGGAAGGAGGCAGTGCCAGAGGTCGCAGTTCTGAGACTGGGACAGCTATCCTCGATCCTTCAGGGGGCAGCACACGACTATAAGTACGGAACCCCGTGGTTTAGTGGGAAGGAAACGCCTTCGCTCGCGATTCCTAAACAAACTAAACCACCCTTGTCTAGGTTCACGCAAAAGCCAGCTCTTGGTTATTATGGGCAATATCGTTCTACAACATCACAAAACCTGAACAAACCTCACTGATGGCAGAATCGGCACAACAGCCAGCACAGCGTTACCGGCGACCAATCCCAGGAGTGTCTTACACCGGGGGAGTCCAGGTTGGTGTTCCCGCAGCGAAGAACCCCTATGCACAACTGTCGGATTACATCGGACAGGCCGGGTCTTCAATACTGGCAATGCGCCAACTTGATTTGGAACTGGAATCAGCAAAGATCGATGAAAAGGTTGCAATTGGGATGGTCACTCCCGCAACTGACGACCCTTTTAAGGACAATCTGCTCTACAAGGAGAGATTCCGTGAGGTTGCCTCTGATCATCTGGGGAAAGAAGCAGCAATGGTTCTGGAGTCGGCAGCGCCAGGTATGATCACTGAAGCCATGAAGGGCTACATCTTTGGAGGAGAACACTCTCCTGTAGAGAGCTTCAAGGAATCACTGGACGCATGGCAGGAGGATTATGCAGGAACAGTACTTGGGGAGCAAAATGTATCAGAGTTTGGGGTTCATCCTGCGTATCTTAAACAACTTGAGATAGCAAAGACTCGTGCCTACGGGTTACTGAACAACTCAGTGCAGACCGAGACCGTCTCTCAGTTGATGATCACTGCCCGTGGTAAGATCAGAGACTCCCTTGATTCCGTCCGCAACGCTAATCAGGAGTTGAGTCCAAACTTCCTGCGGGAACTGCGGGACAACTTCAAGGATTATCCGCTGAAACTACGCGGAGAGAACAGCATCGAAACCCTGATCCACCAGGAGGTGGTTGCCGGGGCATTGAACACCTTGCAAGACCCTTCAACTGAGGAGCCTGCATGGATACGCGCATATGAAGAGTTAGAGGCTCTTGATCAAAAGAGATTTGCAAAAAGCGGATTGAGCTTGAACGCACTCGTTCAGGGAAAGAATCCCTCTCCTAAACCCTCTGTGCTGACGACCGCAACAGATCTCCTGCATAAACGGATAAAAGGAGCAAACAGTCAACTGAAAACGGGGACAACCCAAAAGCAGCAGAATTGGTTCCGCAATTACATTGGGATGACGCGACTAGAACGATCCAGCCTCACCCGTAATCATGTGAGGGACAACGCCCCCTACGCACAGCTTTCGACTGCTCTCACTTTGCACGATGAAGCCACTAGCACAGGTTCAGCGATAACTGCTGCAATGAAGTTCAAACACGTTGCTCACATCAAATATCCGACAGAGGAAGGACTCGATCTTTTTCTTGCAACAAAGCCAGAGTGGGAAGACTACTTCGATGAAATTAAGGGGCAATGGGCAGATAGCAATAAGGCTGCCGAGGCACAAGTAAAGGCAACGTCTCTGACCAACACTCAATTTGCAAACTATCTTGCGGTCGATGATTTGATGCTGCTTGATGAGAGGCATGACTTCATTACAGATTTGGAGAAGAAAGGGCCAGACGGGAATCCCGGCATAAACCGGGCACAAGTCCGTAGTCTGCGGCTCAAAGAGAGTGTGCTGCTGAAAACGGCAGCGGTGGGACTCGATTCCGCGCAAGGCAAAGGGATGACTGCCATTTTGAACACTTCTGGGTTTGGATCACTCAAAGCAGCGGATCTCGAGAATCTCTTATCCACACACAATATCAAAGACACCAACAGGGGAGTTATCCGGTCCTACCACAAGGCAGAGATAGCCCGTCTCAAAGAGTTAGCCACTGCAAAGAAACAGACCACGAAGGAAGCAGAACGGGCGACGCTCCGGGCAGCAGGGAGAACCACACTCACAACGGCAGAAGGGCTGAAACGGTTATTTGCCGATGACGGAGGAAAGCAGTACATCGGAGAACTCACCATTACACACAATTGGGATACCGCCGATATCGCCTGGGCTAACGCATTATTAGAGAACAGCAAGAAAGTCGAAGCAACCGCAGAAGCCCAGGAGCAACAAAAGCTTTTTCTGAAACTACTTGCAAGGAAAGATCTCGACAAGATCCCAATTGAAGAGTTTTACAGACAGATTGCAGCCTTTCTCGGACCCGAGAAAACCCTACTTGCCAGCCAGCGGTCAGAACAGGACGCTAAAAGTAAGAAACTGAGTGAAGAGGATGCCAGAGTAAAACGTCGCAACGACGGAGTCAGCGGGTTGACCTACCAAGATTTCGCGTCCGACCGAGCAAAGGAGACTATCCTCGTGCGGGTAAGCTTGTTTGATTTGGAACAAGTGGACGAGGACTATCTCATGGCAAAGATGGAGCGCATCAAAAGCATTGAACTGGGATATGCAGCAGACGAGGAGTTCGGGGTCTTCAAGTCGTTTGTCAACAGAATGGATTTGGCGTCAGTTACTACTGCACAGATCGAGAATGAGTTGCAAGAAATCACGAACACAGAACTCAGAAGTGCAGCACGTCGAGAATGGCAGGAGCAGCGTGCCCTCGGACTTGCAAATGCTGAGGCAGAGAAGACAGAAGAAAGAAGGGTAAATGCACTCCGGGCATATGGACATCTCAGCAACAGTGAAAACGAGGGGGAACTGCTGGCATTAGACTTCGGCTTACTAAAAGAGGACCACCCACTCTTTGCACCAGAGGGAGATCAGTATCGCGATACGCTCATAAAGCTAAAGCGGAGAACTGAGGTTCAACGGGTAGAGTCCAAAGACAGGATGGAGCAGAGGAGAGCAGATGAGCGCGTGAGGACACTCTCCAATGGTTCAGAAATCTCCAATCGAATCCTGCTCCAGATCCCAGACCTTGTGTCGGTGTCCGTCCGGTGGAAGCTGCTTCCTTTTCAGTTGGAGTTGTTGCAAGAACGTAAGAGGGCATTAGTAGCAGAGGATAAGGAGGGCAAAGCAAAGATCAGTGCGGACAAGGATTCCACAGCAGAACTACTGAGACTCTTTAAACTGTCTGACGAAGAGCTTCTGGGCCAGGATATTTCTGAGAACTCCATCCTTTTTGAAGAAGATGCTGTAGCCGCAGCACGTCTTCAGGAGGCAGCACAACGGCGTGCAGAAGGAGGAGTAGCACGGACAGGAGCTGAGGTCGTTGCGTCACTCGACAAAAATACTTCCATCTCAAGGAGTCTGCTGCTTCAGACAGATCTTACCAAGAAATGGGCAAAGGAAAACAACGTCACACAGGCACAGCTTACAATCCTCAAAGCCCGTAAGACAGTAGTCAAAAAAGAGGAAGACGATGCAACGAAGGAAGGAACGGCGGCAGACGCCTCTGCAACCGAACTGATGCGTATTTGGGATCTTGGAGATGACGCCCTCATTGACTTGGACATCCCTAGGAAGACGCCGCTACTCAATGAGGCAGATAAAAAGAAGGCGAAGTCTCTCCAGGACGCTGCACTTGGACGTGCAAGAGATCAGACGTTAATCAAGGAAAAATCTCGTCGTCTCTTCTGGAAGAAAAAATACTTGGCAGATATCCCGCTGCTGCTGGAAACGAGTGATGAGGATCTGACAAAGAATCTGGGAGCTTTTACCGGAGGACTCTCAGAGGTTCTTATCGTGAAGTCCAAAGAAACGGAAAAAATAACAGGTGATCCTCTTGAACATGCTGCTGACCGTCTGATGTATGAAACAATGGGAAAAGACATTACAGGCATGACCCCTCAAGCAATCCAGGATCTCCTGCCAGTATCAGGAGAGAATAGTCTTGTCAGCAACGACAAGAGACAGCAGAAACTTCAGACAGAACTGTTGAGGCAACGAGGCGAAAAAGCCAGTGAGGCCGCAAAATTAAAAGCAGAACAGAGTGTCCATGCCGTGCAGCGCACCACCAATGACTATTATCGCAGGATCTCGCTGATCCGTGCCAACTCGGAACTCGATTTCACTAAGCAGATTACACAAATCCAGACGATACAAACAGAGGCAATCGGCACATTGGCAGAGGAAAATCAATTCCGCGCACTCAACGCACATGCCGATGCAGAAGTCAAAAAACTGGAAGATCTGCGGGAAACAGAACCAGAAACTTACACGCAGGAGTGGCGACCCCTTGTAAACACACTGTTCAACGAGATTGTCAAATATCCGTTTGATGACCTCTTGCAGTACAAAGACCCGAATACACCAACCGAGGATATGCTGATTGAAAGGTATCAGGTGCTGATTCTGAAGGGAAAAGACCTCACAGAAGCGCATCGGGTTGCAAAGGAGATATTCGATAAAAATAAGGATCTCGATCTGGATGACGTCTCTGCGAAGATGACTCCATATCTACAGGAGGTCAGGGAAAAGGTGACTGATAGTTTGCCGACATGGCTCAGCAGCGCAACTGTTAAGGATGTGAAACCGAGCCACGTCATTGATCGGGCAGAGCTTGAGGCAGCAACAGGGTTAAAACAGGACAACTCGACGGGGCAGTTCACCGATAATGTGACTGGAGGAACACTTCCCCAAAAAGCTGCTCATAGCATATTTTTACTACAGCAACTGGGCAGTCCTTCATCACAACAGACCGTTCCTTTATCACAACTACCGACCGTACGCTAAATAGATGGATCCAAAACTTGAACAGGAATTCGTCTCGAACGACCCCGTACTGCAAGAGGCAGCCTGGAAAGGGGAAATTACGTCAGATAACGCAGCTATGATCCAGGAGCAGCTTGTCACTGCTGGCATGACCGCAGATGAGGCGAAGAAAGACCCTGAAAAGTTTAAAGGGCTTCTCTTGCAGACAGAAAGAAGGAACGAGCAGGCAAAAAAGAATGACAACCTCTGGGAGAATTATAAGAACAACATGGATCCAGGGTTCACATCTGCAATTGTCAGTGGAATGGTCAAGGCCGCCAACGCGGCTGCCGAACTAGTCAACGAGGGAGCAACCACTGCTGCCGCACTAATGATGGCTCCTACCTTTGGTCGTGTTGGAGTCAAGACTTTCGGTGAGGGGAAAGAGATTGTCGAAAAATATGCAGAACCCCCGTTTAAGGCCGATTCAACAACTCCTGACGTTCCTGAAGGCTGGGAATACGCGATGACCGAGGGAGCCGCACAGTTTTTCACAGGACATGTGGTGGTCAACGCACTGCTCCCAGGGTCAAGTACAGCAAGATGGACTGCACAAGCAGTCCATGAGGCACAAAAGGGGGCTATAGTCGCAGGAACCTTCTTCAAGGCCAATGAACCAAACCTTGCAGACATGCTCGCTGCCTTTTTCGACCTTGACCGAGACCCGGAAACCAAGATTTCCCCTGTAGAAGAGACACTCCGTTCCTACTTGTTAACGCAGGAGGACGACAGCATGGCGTGGGGACGTCTCAAGAACGCAGTCCTGGACATGCCACTGTCGCTTGCATTCGATGGTGTGATGGCAGCATTCAAGGGAATCAAGGACAAACTGGTCTGGGGGGCAAAGAAACTGGGCGATAAGATCTCAGAACCTGCGCCAGGACAGATTGGAGACCCCCAATCGGTTAAGCCAACGGAACAGGCTGATCTTGTGCCGGTTGAAGAGCGTCTTGCAGAGGAAGGTTACTCACCAGAGCAAATACAGGCAGCACAAGAACAGGTAGCAATAGAACAGGCAGCCAGACCCATTGCAGATGCTGTAGACGACCAGTTGATTGTTGACCCAGACGCCTTCGATAACTTCCTTGCATTGCAAGATGCTCCTCCACAGCAGCTCTACAGTAAAGAGGGAGCAGTACTACCCGAGCAAAGCGCCGCGCAGGCTAAAGAAGAAGTCAGAAGAGGTGGGCAGTGGAAGGGGATCAACTGGAAATACAAGAGTTTTGATAGTCCAGAAGATGTCATGCAGATTGTGGACGAACTCACGACCGCCATGAGGGAATCCCTAGACCGCAAGCTTGGCGACCCAGCAACTTGGGACAGCGACAGATTTGTAGCAGAACAACTGAATCTTGACCCTAGAACCTTGGAGAGCATCGCAGGAACGCTGCAACTCACACGCCAGCAGATGATTGGATACCACATCATCCAAGCGCAGGGAATGCAACACCTCAAAACATTGCAGAAAGCAGTAGATGATGCGATCAACCCAGATGAACAGGCAGTTGCACTGGTGCGCGTCCACGAGCATTTCAACATGCTTGCAACGATGCACTACTGGATTGCAGGGGCAGAACAGGAAATGGGACGGCTGCTGAACGCACAGAAGATGCCATTTGACGGAAGTGGAGACAGCACCTTATTCAAGGCATACGTTGACAGCACCGGAGGGCAAGCCAGTTATGCACAGATCAAATCACTTGTGGAGCAGATGGAGGTTCAGCGCGAGATGGGCGCACCAGGCGTTTGGTTGGAACAACTGAAGGTTGCAAGCCGCACGATCTCACGCGGAGCGGTACTCACCAGGGATCTTGTGGTTGACATTGCAATCCAAGGAATGATTGGAAATCTGGTCACAATCAACAGAAATCTCCTTGGAAACAGTTATGCAATCGCAGACCGGCTGTTGGTCAAACAGTTTGCAGGACTTGTCCCTGGCAGTGGAGTCCCCCTCGGAGAAGCAATGGTACAACTCAGAGCAATGTTCCGGCATTGGCCTGATGCAGTAAGACGTTCCACGGTTGCACTTGTTGATGATCAACCAAAGACCAAGTCCTTCCGGAAGGATTTCTATCAGTCTGCGGGGAAAGCACCACTGGCACAGGCATTCGATGGAAAGCTTGTCGACTCTGAACTGTTCATCAGCGATGGAATCAGTTTTCTCAACAAGCTGCTCTATGTGCCAGGACGTGTCAACATGTCGATGGATGAGTTCTACCAGAGCATCAACATTGGAATGGAGCGTGAGGCACTCGCATTTCGGATTGCAAAGGAACTGGAAAGCAACGGGTCTTTATCTCCTGGATACACTACAAACGATGTCTTCAATGACATCATCACAAGAAACCAAAAGGCGCCTGCTCAGGTCAAATCGAGGTATGAAGAACTCAACCAGCATGAGATGACAGTTGCCGCACAGCAGACCTATGCCGTCCCCGCAGGTTCAACTCCTTCACACTTCAACGGGGTTCACAACCTTTTGCGAGATTTGAAGGAGAAAGATCCCTCTGGGATTATCAGGATCCTGTTTCCCTTCTACAACACAACAGTCAATCTCGATAAATTCGCACTTGAACGAATTCCTGGCGCAAACCTGATCATCAAGCAAGCAAAGAACGAACTCTTTGGCAAGAACCGTGAGTTGCAGGCAGAGGCACTCGGAAAGCTCTTCATAGGATCAGGAATAATGGCAACCGGATTCGAGCTTGCAGAATCAGGACTGCACAGGGTTTGGTCTGCATCAAAATCAGGACTGGTGAAAGGAGGGATGACCGCAGGATTTCCTCCACAAACTGACCCCCGCAAGTCAACAACCGAAGACACTTCTCGCATCCCGAAGCGTCAGTATCTGATTGACTCAGATTGGCAGCCCTATTCTATCCTTAGAGAAGACGGATACATCTCCATCGCAGGGCTTGATCCTGTCACGCTGATGCTCCAGGCCGGTGCAGACATGAACATGCTCTATCACATCTACTCGAGTCCAGAGGTGCAGCGTGGACTGTTTGCCTCAGATGCAGATTTCAAATCTGCTGTGGATGCCAGCAGCGAGTTTTTCTTCTACCTCGTTGCCGCAGCAAAGACCAAGATCGACACACGCCCCCTAAGCAAGGGAAGCTCTGACTTGTTGGCACTGGGAGATCCCGATGACTTCAGGAATGACGCGGCAATAAGCAACCTGATGTCAAATGCCTATCCCCTTGCTTCCTTCTACCAAACCCTGCGCTCACAGTGGGCACGAGCAGATGACAAATACCAGAGGAATGCAAAAGCCCGTGAGGCAACTGAGAAATCTCATAAGAGCTGGATGCGCAGGAACACTGCATTGACAGATCCAACAGGTGAGGGAGGCTCCAAAGCTCTCAATCCCAGGGTAAACTTCATGGGAGATCCATTCCTCAACCAAATTCCGTTTCACCTTGCAGGCGTTGACTTCTCACGCGCACAGGCATTCTTCAACGTCTTCAGAATCACTCCAAAGGATTTGAATCCTGTCAGTGAGCGCATCCACCAACTAGGAGGACTCAGTTCTGATTATCCGGTGCGCTGGACGAAGACCCTGCTCGACGATGCATCAGGAAAGAAAAAACCGTTTGACCTCACAGATAAACAGCAGTACGAATGGGTGAAGGAAGCAACCAAGCTCAACCGTCAGGTACTGCCTGCTCTTGTAAAAGGATTCGCAGTAGACTTTCCTGCAAACAAGCAGCGGGAAATGCTGGAGAAGGCAATTGCATTCAACAAGGAAAAGGCCAAGATAAACGTGATGCACCGGCCTGGGTCATCGTGGGCGCCAATCGCAAAGGAGTTGGCAGGTTTGAAAGTAGCGTCCAAACGAGGCGAGATGGGAGACCTGCGTCCTCCAGAATTCTATAATACAACCGGGAATCCACGGGAACCCCTTCAACAATTTATTGAGAGTCCATAGATGTCTTATTCCTCTGTTTCCTACTCTGCAAACTCTGCTGCAAACTCAGGAAAGGACTATACCTATCCTTTTCCTGCTGTCACACATGACACTGACAACATACTGGTCCTTGTCGGCGGAACCTCGCTTGCAATCACACGCTACACTGTTGCCTCCTCTGGAGGAACAATCACGCTGGAAGCAGCACCAGGCGCAGGAACCGCACCACTTGACGTTGCTCTCTCTGCATCCAATGTTCTGAAAGTCTACCGGTTCACGAACCGCACCTCCCCAGAGGTGGTGTTCTCCTCAACTGCAATCATCCAGGATGAGGATCTCAACAATGCAACGGATCAGGTGCGCTACCTTGCACTTGAAGCGGTGGACCGGGCAAACGAGGGGATGACAATTGATGAATCTGATGCCTCCAGATACAACGTACAGATTGATGGAGTGGACAAGCGTATCTTTGGAATTGCAACTCCTACAAATGACAAGGATGCAGTAAATAAGGCATACGCCGATGCTAATGTTTCACTTGCAGCAGGTTCTGCAACCGCAGCAGCAGGTTCAGCAACAACAGCAGCAGCAGATGCTGTTTCAACAGCAGCAGATGTCGTTCTTACCAATGCAGATGTTGTTCTTGCTGAAGCCGACAAGGTACAGACGGGGTTAGATAGAGTAGCGGTAGCAGCAGACTTAGTAGCAACCAATCAGGACACGATTGACACCGCAGCAGATGTTGTCTTGGCAGAAGCAGATAAAGTTCAGACAGGATTAGATCGAGTTGCAACAGCAGCAGATAAAGTAGCAACAAATGCAGACGTAGTTCTGACTGCTGCCGATGAACTATTAACGAGAGCAGACACTGTATTAACGGCTGCGGATGTTGTTAGTTCTGCTGCTTCAGCAGCGGCAGCGGCAGCCTCCTTCGACAGCTTTGATGACCGCTACCTTGGAGCGAAGAGTACGGACCCCACAGTTGACAATGACGGAGCCACTCTACTTGACGGGGCACTCTACTTCAACTCTGTTGCAAACAACATGCGGGTGTACGATTTGGGTACAACGACATGGATAGTTGTTGCATCGTCACTTCCACAAGGACTTGCCGCCTCGGATAGTCCAACTTTTACACAAATAAAACTTACTGGAGGATCACCCGGAGTAGACAAGGTTTTAACTTCAGATGCTGATGGAGATGCAACTTGGGAAGTAAATGCCAGCCCTCCAATACTGACCTCACTAGATTATCCCGGCGATGATACTGCATTGGATACTGTTGGTGAATTTAATCTTACTGGTTCTACTACTGTTAGTGGAGATGCAACAATAACAGTATCCAGTACCACCGCTTTAAAACAAGGTATGTTGGTTACAGGGACAGGTATTCCTACTGGTGCTGACAGAACTGTTTTGTCTATAACAGATGGCACCCATTTTGAGCTTTCTGTAAATGCCGATGTAAGTGGTACTGCTACACTAACATTTAACACACAAACACTTGTAATTACTGGCAGTAATTTTACGTCTACTATAACATCGGTTACTAGTGCTGGCACGACTCCTAGTACAGTAACAAGGGATAGTTCAACTCAAATTACTGTTTCAGGTTTTCCTGCAAAAGCTGTAGGAACCTACGCTGATGCTCTTGGTTTAGTAGTAACGAATTCAACTGGTTTGGCAGGAAATATCAATGTTGACTATAGTCCTTTACCGGGATGGACGAGTCCTGCATCTGGAAATCTTTTAGATGATTATACAGGAACTATTACTGAGATTGATCTAGTTGGGGGAGCTGATACAGATTCTTATGTAATAACAACTGGTGCATTACCGGCTGGTTTGGCAATGAACTCGACTACAGGTAATCTAACAGGGAACATGACTGCTGGTGCCGCAACATATAATTTTACTGTTGATGCAATAGATGCACAGGCACAATCTTCTCCAAGATTATTTAATATAATAAGCAAAGGTGCATTACCCGATCCTACTGGTGGATCTGGAGCCGGTGGGAGTGGTAGTCCTTATACTTTTACTGGTGATGGAACAACTGGTACAAGTGGGCAAGCATACAGAGTTCATGAATTTTGGTATTCTGGTACAGCTGACTTTCTTAACCATACTTTTCAGACTTATAGTAACTTAACTGATATTGTTGAGTATTTGGTAATTGCAGGAGGAGGTTCTGGTGGTATTTATTCACCTTCATCAGGAGGTTCTGGTTATCATGTGGGTAACAGCGGTAACACTTCTTCTATTGCCAATTCTGGAACACTGATCGCCTCAGCAGGTGGTGGTTATGGAGGTTGCTATCCCAGCGTTTCGGGTGGTTTAGGTGGTTCAGGTGGTGGAGGTGGTGGTGCCTCGGGAAATGGTGGTGCCCTCACAACTGACGAAGGATATGATGGCTCTGATGCTGGTGGTGGTAGCGGTCCCGGAGGAACCTATGGAGGAGGAGGAGGAGGAGGTTCTGGTGGTACAACGGACAGTGAAGTGGGTGGTTCCGGAACATCTTCTTATATAACAGGAACCTCGGTACCTAGAGGCGGTGGTGGTGGTCAATCTTCTACAGGCTATAATGGCAATTCCTTAGGCGGTGCAGGAGGCGGAGGCCAAGGCGGTAATGGAACAACATCTGCTACTCCCGGTGTCCAAGGAGAAGATGGAACTGGGTCTGGTGGTGGTGCAGACGATGACGGATCAGGTGCTGGTTCAGGTGGTGGTGGTGCAGGAGGGTATCGTTCTGCTGTTTATGTAGGCCTTACAGGAGAAACTTCTGGAGGCGGTAGTACAGCAAGGACAAAACTTACTTTTAATACAGGATCATATACCATTCGTGTCGGGGCAGGAGGAGCCTCTGTAGGTAGTGCGAGCGATGCATTGTCAGGTCGAGGTGGACATGGTATTGTAATACTTAGATACCCAATATAATTGTCACAACAATGGATACAAGCAATAACTAATGACCGCAAACGAAAAAGCGAATCACTTTCTTGGAGGATACTGGAAGTGCGAAGGCTGCGGATTACTGATTGAAGACACGCTTTATGTTTGTCCTGAGTGCAAGGCTAACAAGACTGAAAATGAGAATGTAGATAAACGGCTTGTTGCTCTTGGCCCGGACTTAGACTCATACATCGGAGTCAACGGAATTACTTTAGATCAACAAGATGAGATGATTGCAGACCAAGGATACAAAGGTAAATGATGGGAAAAGCTAATGACTCCGATACACTTTCAGAAATACTGTCTAGGATTTCCGGGTTGGAAGTCCAAACAAAGTTGATAGAAACTAGGATCGGAAAACTCGATGAACATCACGATAGGCACACCGAGGTCTTAGATGCACTCAGGAGCCGCATGGACAGGCTCGATGGTGCGAAGGGACTAGCGATGGTTCTGATTGCTGTTGTGGGTGCTTTGGGTAGTATTGCAGGATGGTTCTTTGGCAAGATGTAATGCCGTCAACCGAACATGACAAGATCATCTACTTACG